AGCCATAAGCACTAATGTCACCGTCTGAATCTTTATAGTTATAAACGTTCGCATAGGCTTTTACAACCCCTTTTGCGGTGTCTAAATCTTTTAAATCGTATGATAATTGTTTAAATTCCATAGCACAAATGTATTAAATTATTTTTAATTAGTCTAAATAACTTTATTTTTTTTTAATATCGGCAATCCATCTTCATCCTCTTTAATAGTGTAGACTACTTTACAACGACAGTTTATAATATTTCCAGCCATCCCGTTAGGGTCTCCAGGATACATCATTTCTTCTCCGCCTACAAAAAAAGGTTTATTTGCATCCACTTTCACGCCGTTCATATCTAAGTGATCAAACATTGATTTAGGCGGTCTCCTCGTTCTATTATCTTGTACACTTATCCAAGTTTTTTCTAATTCATACTTTGAATTTTCAGCATATAAAGTAGTGGCGTAGTTGGTAGCTGTTGTTGTTTCAGTTCTTGCTATTCTTAATGCTTGTGCTTTGTACCATCCAAACTTATTTTGTAAGTTTCTAGTAATATCTATGACGCTTAAATTATTAGCGTATCCGTCTGCTATAACTGCAATAATACTATCTATTAATGTTTGATGTACTGATACTATTCTCAACCCTGCGTTTGAATTTAACCAGTTTACTATAATAGTTTCGAAGTCTATTTCGGCTTTTATAGTCTTTTCAGTTCGTTTATATTGAGGCTTAACCAAAGTAGTATAAATTTCTTTATACATTTCCTTAATTTCCTTTTCGGTTACATTTGCATTTACTAAAGCCTGATAAGTTCCTATTGTCATATTATCAAAACGAATAGAATTAACAATTTTCAAGACATTACGCCTTACAATTCTATACGCTTGTAATTCTTGTCTTAGTCTTAACTTATCCATTCATTACATCATTTACAGTAGGGTCGTTTAAATTAACTAAGTTGTTAGGTATGTAAACTTCGTTCATCATTTCGTCATCAATCTCTTCGTAATTAAACACCTCTCTACGTTCGTTTAATGTTAATGGGACTGAATTTACCCATTTAGACATAGTTTCCATATCGGTTTGCATTTCGGGTAATTCAGAAATATCAAACTCTATTTCTGTATTTTCATATCCTTTAAATTTTTGTATAAACTCGGGATTGAAATAAGAAGCAAACAAATCTAAGTCAGGCTTAATGTTATCAATTATTACTTGTTTTCTCGCTTCTATTAATCCATCGACAGCAAAACCACTTCCAGAACGTTCCTCGTTTAATAACTCTATTTTCCAGTTTAAAGAATTACATAGTGTACGTTTATCATAACTTAAAAAGTCAAAAGGCTTTAATTCATCTGTTGTTAGTGATATTCTTGTAAATCCTATTTTAGCACTTGCCCCTTTAATATTCCCAAGTCTTTCGCTACTATTATCCATTTCAACTATACGGTCTTTCAGTTCTTGTGCTTGTTCAGCCGTTAATGCTGTTTGACTATCGGCAGCATGTATAAACCCATAAATACCGCTATTTTGCGAAGTTTTTACATTTGTATCAATAAAACTATTAGAACTGTTAATATTTCTAATTGCAGCCATCAATTCAGAATAACCGTATAATTGTGAGCCACTAAAGTCAAAGAAAGGATTTGAGCGTTTTATGTGAATAATTGAATCAACCTCAAATCTAACTAATTGTTGACCCTGCTGTAAAATATAATAATCAATAGGACTTTCAACACTTAGACTATTTGCACCTTTTTTCAATACTATTTGCACCCAATGGCTAGGTAAAATATATAACTGTAAAGGTTGTCCAGCATTCAATCCCTCACTAGGAGACATTTTATAAAGATAAACATTACCACAGACTTTTAAATAAACCTTATATAAAAATAATAGATCATTCCATGTTTGAACTGGATTAGGTCGCTCAATAGGCATAGGTAATTCTCTATCTGTTTTATAAGCTTTTTTCTTTAATTTGTTTATAGACAGCTTTTGTTGATAACTTGGATTTACTGGAAATCGTTTTAATTTATTTAAGGAGTTTTTGTCATCAATTTCTTTAATGTAATAAGGTACAACGGTTGTTTTAGATGCCATTTGATTAACGATAGAATTTACGTCAGGATTCTCACCGTACCCTTTTACAAGTAGCGTTTCTAAAGTAGTGTTATAGGTATTAGTAGTGCCTCCTATTAGCTTATAAATTGCCTCGTTAAACTTATTATTTGAGTTTGGATTTATAAATGCATCCCACGCTATCTGAAATCTATTTTTTGCCATTACAAAATGTATTTTGTTTCAAAGATATAAATTAAAAAGTAAAAAATTGATTTGTCATTAAATTTCTTTCAATACCGTAACAAGTCAAATCAATATGCTCATCATGTTTAGCATTTGGAAACATCCCGACCTGTTGTAAAAAAGCATCGTTCCAAGCCCCTTTTACTAATATAACACGTCCCGATTCAATATAAGGAGAACACGCTCTTGCGTTTTCAATCTTTGAACTATTTACAAAGTTAGTCTTTATTTCTGTAATATTTAGTTTTGTTTCGGTGTGTATCATTTGCTTTATTGATTTTCCCGACGCTTTTGGTTCTACTAATGTCATTGCTACCTTAACTCCTGAGCTATCGATATAATTTGGAATGAATTTTAATAATTCTGGCATTTCTAAGTATTTGTCAACACTAGATAATATCACATAGTTGTTATTCCACTTTGCCCCGATTTGAAAACCACTAGGGTCGTTCGCCGTATTTTTAGTGTATGCGCCATCAATTATTAACTCCCATTTTAAAGCACCTAAAGGAATTTCAGATTTATCTTTTATATCAAACCATTCTTTACGCCACTCGCCACCCTCTTCTGGAGATGGCTGTTGCATATATTGACCCGAAAAATTATATCTATTCGCTTGTCTTATTTGTTCTAATTCAGAAAAAGAATGTTTATCCGACCATAAAGGATTATTATTTTCATCCAAAGCTGGCAAGCATAAATGTTCCCAAACTTCACCACTCCCACCTGATAATAAGTACCCGCTTAAATCATCTTCATGTAACCGTTGCATAATTAGAATAATAGGAGTATCTCTATCGTTTACACGTGAACGTATTGTATTATTATACCGTTCATTAACTGAATTACGTCTTGCCTCACTCGATGCATCATCAGGCTTTAACGGGTCATCTATTATTATTGCACCACTAAACTCTTTACTTTCTGCAACACCAGCTCCAAACCCTGTAATAGCTCCACCGCTTGCAGTTGCATAAACTCCGCCACCATCTTTATTAAACCATTTCTTTTTACCTTGTGCGTCTTTTTTTAGTTCCATATTCCAAAACTTTTGAAACGCCTCACTTTCAATATACTCTTTAGTTTGGCTAGAGTTATCTAATGCAAGGTCATCGGAATAAGATAAATGAATAAATTTAGATTGTGGATTTTTAGCGAGTGACCACGCTATAAAGCATTTAACAGCTAATTCTGTTTTACCATAACGAGGGGGAATGTTAATAATAAGTCGTTTTATTTCACCACTAACAACTCTTTCAAGGTAGTTGCATATTTTTATTAAATGCGGTGCTACTATAAAATTACGCCTATGGTTTTCTTTGTAAATGTAACGAGTAAAGAATAAAAGATTTGATTCGCATTTACGTTTAAGATAAACATCATTAATATTTAGATTCGAGTTGTTCATCTATCATTTTTAGCTGTTCTTTCGTAACCGTTTCAATATTAAGTTTGGTATTATTGTCACTTTCAACAAACTGCATAGAAAGTTTTTTCAATTCTTCTGGTGTGGCAATCAATTTCATTAATGCCATTTGCAAAGCTGGAGCGTTTGAAGTGTACCATTTTGAACGCATAGAAACTTTTAAGGTGGTTCTGTTTACATTTAACAATTCTTTTAGTTCGTCCAATTCGTCCGAGCCATCAGGATAAAATTCATAGAAAGAAGATTTTGAACACGGAAGGAATGCGACAATATCATCCACAAAAAACAACTTGTGTTTGACTATCATTTCCTTTGCCTGTTCAAATATCTTTACTCTATCGTATGCCATTATCTAAAATTTTAGGTGCTATATTATTCCAACTAATTCTGTGATGCCATAAAGCCCCTCTTTTTGTATTATGCCTGTTAATAGTTAAT